CAGCTATCCGTCTGTGCTTGGGAAGTCGCGGATACACATGCTCCTAAAAGAAAGCGACTATCAGGAGTGGCACGTTACTTGTGTAAAGTGTGGCGGAGAACCATTCGTGATGCACCGGCGAATGCTCCGATACGAAAAAGACAAACCACATGAAGCACGTTTCGAGTGTCCCCGTTGCGCGGCGTTACTGACGGACGTGGATCGTTACGAGATGGCCCACAAGCAGGGTTTTAATAACTGGAAGCCAAGAAACGCGTTCACCGGGCGGCATGGGTTTCACGCCAACGCGATGCTATGGCCGCACGAGTTGGACTATAAGAAGTATCCCGGTGGCGCACTCCAAATGATTGCCACGGAGGAAATCGAAGCGAGCAAAGCGCCGGACCCGAAACGGGCTACGCGAGTATTTATCAACACGTTTGATGCCGAGCCGTTCGACACGACGGACGAGTTTGAGCGTCCGCCCGAGTGGAAACCGATTTACGACCGGCGCGAGGACTACGGGCTAACCGTGCCTCGTGGTGGGCTGTTCCTGACTTGTTTCGTGGACGTGCAGAAGAATCGTCTTGAACTCGGATGGCGTGCATGGGGTCGTGAAAACGAGTCCTGGGGCATGGACCACAAGATTATTGACGGATACACCGGGCACGCGGAAGTGTGGAAAGAATTGATCCATGAATTACGGAGAACATGGAAACACGAGTCAGGTGCAATAATTCCACTAGGTATGGCTTTTATAGACGGCGGCGCGTATGCCGAGCAAGTGTATCGGTTTTTCCGCGAACTGGCGGCTTCTCCGGTTGAAGGCGTGTACGGCTTCGTGCAGGCGAGCAAAGGCGTGGGGCGTTCCCCGCACCCCATCGTCACCCGTGGAAAGATGCAGACCGTGGCGGGGAACTTGAAAGGCCGATACATCGGCACCTGGCAGGCGAAAGACTGGATTTATGATCGTTTAAGAATGTCCATAGATACTATAGAAGGACGCATTCACTATAATAAACAGTATCAGCAAGAATTTTTCCAAGGACTTGTAATTGAAACAGCTACTAGAAAATTCCAGAACGGTGAGGAATTTAATACTTATAAGGATGAAGTGAGCGGGAACGAGCCGCTCGACATCGAAGTGGGGTGCCTGGCCGCGTGTCGGCTGCGCGCTCCTCATAATTGGGATATGCTCGAAAAACGGTTGCAGGATTCGGTCTTGGAGAAGAAGCAAATGGCGGTTCCACAAATGAGCATGTCGATGGGTGGCCCGGTGCGCGGATGGAGCCTGTGATATTTCCATTGCCATAAGTTCCATAATGAGCAAAGATGCGATAAATGTCGCTCTCCACGCTCACCGGAATCCCCGATTCATTCGAGGCGGGGAGCACGGTCTTATTTACGGAAAACTTCGCTGATTACTCTGTCTCTTCATGGACGGCGAAGATTTACTTTGTGCTCGGCACTGCCGCACCCATCACGGTCACGGCCACCACGAGCGGGACGAACTTTCTCTTTACGCTGAGCGAGGCCATCACGAGTTCATTCACTCCGGGTAAATACGATTACGTCATCTATGTAAGCTCATCCACGGAACGCACCACGGCCAAGCAGGGCACTGTGACCGTGTTGCAGGACATGAGCAAAGCGCGGGAAGCAACCGCTGCGGAGATCGCGCTCGCGGGGATTGAAGCGGCAATTAACAAACTTTCCAGCAAGGTCAATTCCAGCGTTTCGTTCAACGGGCAGACGTTCACACACAACGATCTGAACTCGCTCACGCGTGCACGGACGTATTACAAGGCGGAAGTAATTCGCGAAGAACGGCAGCGGCAGTTGCTCCGTGGCGCGACGGATCAATCGCGGTACGGCGTGGAGTTTGTCAACACAGTGAACACCAACCCGTGGCAGCAATGAAAAAGAAAAAGAAACAGGCTGCGCAGAAGACCGAAGTCCAGCAACGCGGCTACCGGGAAGTCGTGGCGATGGGCGGGGTGAACAAGGATTGGAACTTAACCAGTCTGACAGAGGATGCCGACATCTGGCAGAACGCTTACGCACTCACCGCGCGTTGCCGGGACTTGATGCGTACAAACACGACATATCAGAAATATCGGGATATGCTTTTCGCCAACATCTTTGGCGAGAATGGCATCACGCTGCAAATGGCGGTCAAGGAGACGGAAGACCGCATTGTTTATGCACCGGACGAGAAAGCCGCGCTTCTGGCGCACGAGCACCGGATTAATCGGCTGCGCGACTTCGCAGCCAAGCAGAAAGGGGAGACGGCGGAAAAATATCGTGCCCTGAAAGTGGCCGACTATCTGGAAACAAATCAGACACGTTCCCTGTCGGACTTGATGCGTGGAACGGCTACCGTGACAGTCGGACAGCCGGACCTGTATGCGAATCAACTGATTGAAAGCGCATGGCAGGCTTGGCAGCGTTGCCAGAATGCGGATGCGCGAGGCACGCGGGATTACAAAACCATCCGGCAGCTTCGATTGATTTCGGCAGTGCGGGACGGGGATTTCTTTATCCGTTTGATCCGTAAAAAGGACGTGAACGCGTTCGGGATCACGTTGCAGCTTATCAATGCGGAATGGTGCGATCGGTTCCTGAATACCACTTTGGAGAACGGGAACGAGGTTCGTATGGGCATCGAGTATAAATACAACGATTGGGGCATCGGGAAAGTCGTTGGGTATTATTTCATCAAGCGTGCGCCGAAGGATTGGCAGTTCAACTCTCCCGGTTCGATGGGGTTCGGCGGGATTTCTCCCGTGCTGCACCAGCGTGTTCCTGCCGAGGATATTATTCATTATCGGCGCGATGTGGACGCGGATGGGACGCGCCCGGCTCCGTGGATCGCTTCGACGATTCCGAAAGCGCGGCAGCTTGACCAATACATGCTTGCGGAAGTAATTGCAGCCCGCGAAGCAGCTTGTAAAACGGGGTTCCTCTATAGTGATGTGCTGCCGGAAGGTGGGATGCCGTCCGACATGATGCCGCAGCCGAATCAGATTCCGACGCAATCGTTTGCGCCGGGAGAGACGCGCGGGCTCCCGTGGGGTGTCAAATATCAATCGAATGATCCGAAACACCCGAACGGGAATGCGGAAGCGTTTCGCATGATTATGCTGCGCGATCAATGCGCCGGTATGCCAGGAGCGGCGTATTCGGTCATTGGCGGGGACTACGCGAACATCAATTTCAGCGCAGGACGTTTGGAACGACTCATGTACACGGAAGAGTGGAAACTTTTGCAGCGGAATGATATTGACGTGGCTGAACGGCCTATTTTTGAGGCTTGGCTGGAAATGTCTCTGATTACAGGAGCGATTCCGCTTCCGCTGGCGAAGTATAACAAGTTCAACAAACCCCGTTTTCAAGGTCGGAGATGGGATGGAGTTGATCCGATTAAGGACGCCACGAGTGCCGCGCTTCGCGTGGCGAACCATATTAGCAACCTGACGATTGAATGTGCCGACAGGGGCCTGGACTTTGACGATGTGGCGATTCAGCGGGCGGAAGAGAAGATCGTGCTGAACGAACTCGGTCTGACGGACGTGCTGACGGTCGAGAGCATTCCGTTTGCATCCGCGGGGCAGACTGGAACACCTGTTTCAGATGCAGAATCTCCGGTCGAAGCAGACCCGAACGACAAAAAGCCGTCGAAAAAGTCGGAAAATAGGCTAAACGGAGTCCACTAATGGCTAAAAACAATAAATCCAAGAAAAAACCTAGAAAACCATTGCCGTTAGTGGTAATCCACCGCGAACCGGCACTCATTACACGATGAACAAGACGCTTAAAGTTCCCAAAACGCTCCATCGCGGCGGTTCGTTCACGATGGACCCTGAAACGAAGACCATGCGGCTTTCGATTTCATCAAATGAACCGTATGAGCGTTACGACTGGATGAATGACGAGCGGTATTTGGAAGTGCTCGACCATAGTCCCGGTGGACCGGACCTTTCACGGGTGAAGAATGGCGCGGCGCTGCTCTACAATCACGACCGCAACATCATGTTGGGGACGCTGTGCAACCCGACGTTGGAAAACGGACGCTGCTACGTGGACGCGAAACTATCCAACGCGCCGGACGTGGAAAGCTATCGAATCAAGGTGGAAGAGGGGATTTTGAAGGATACCAGCATCGGTTATACAATTTGCGATGAAGGAACGAAGATCGGAGAGCGTGACGGCATCCCGATTTACAAATTTCGCTTCGCGGTTCACGAGGCCAGCTTGGTTTCGATTCCGGCTGATCCTACAGTCGGTGTAGGACGGCAGCGCGATGATTCTGCACAGGAATTTCAAGAAATTACAGTAAATGTAAAAAATCCTGTTGACACTAATTCAAAACAAAACCATAACCACCGTAACCAAGCCACCTTTATGCCTGACGAACCAATCGAGCAACCCACGGCCCCCAAAATCGAAGTTTCCGCAGTGCGGAACGAAGCGGTTCAGGCGGAACGCAAACGTGTAGCGGAAATTCAAGACCTTGTGCGCCACTTCCGGGAAACCGGTTGCATGGGCCGCAAAGTTGAGACTTCCGAGATTGCCGCAAAAGCGATTGCCGATGGCCGCTCGGTTCGTGACTTTCAGGACGAAGTGGTTCGCAGCAATCCACCGGAATACAAGCCGGTGAACTTCACTCCCGAAATCGGGATGAACGAAAAGGAGCGCAAACAGTTTTCTTTCTGCAAAGCGATTCGCGATCTCGGCACCCGCAACGGTTTGCAGGGATTGGAGCGTGAAGCAAGCGACGCTCACGCTAAATTGATCGGTAAAGAAGTTGGTGGTTGCGGTTTCTTCATTCCGCAGGACGTAATGAACGCTCGTGCGTTCCCGGTGATGACGGAAAAGACTCGTGCGCTATTCACCAACGTTTACTCGGGCGCGGGCGCGTTCGTTGGCACTGATTTGCTCGGCGGTTCTCTGATTGAGCTTCTGCGTAATCAGATGAAAGTTGTTTCTCTGGGTGCTCGTATGCTGAGTGGTCTCAGTGGTTCAAACGTTGCAATTCCCCGTCAGACGGGCGGAGCAACCGCAAGCTGGCTCGCGGAAGACTCGACCGCATCGGCCACACAACAGGTTGTTGGTCAGTTGAATCTCACGCCGCACAAACTAATGGCGGTTACTGCTTACACTGAACAGCTTCTTATGCAGTCCAGCGTGGACGTGGAGAATTTTGTTCGTCAGGACTTGATGGCGGTTATTGCCATCGCTCGCGACCTTTCCGCGCTTCACGGCACTGGCGTTAGCGGTCAGCCTGCTGGAATTACCGGAACTGCGGGAGTTCCAACCATCTCGTTTGCATCGGCGGAGTCTCTGACTTACGCAAAAGCGATTGCTTTGGAAACTACGGTTGCCCAAGGTAACGCACTTACCGGGAATCTCGCTTATCTTACCACGCCACAAGCTCGTGCGAATGCGAAACAACTCGCGCAGTTGACCACAGGTAATGCAATCCCGGTTTGGTCGCAGACTCAGAACGACGGTTCCGGTATCGTCAATGGATACCGTGCGGAAGTCAGTAATCAGGTTTCAACCACTTCCCCGCTTGGGGGTGTGATCTTTGGAAACTGGAATGATCTGATTCTTGCCGACTGGTCGGACACAGCGGTTCTCGTCGATCCTTACTCGCTCTCACTGCAAAGCCAGATTCGAGTGAACATGCGATTGTATTGTGATAATGGCGTTCGCCATACTGCCAGCTTTGCTTACGCTTCCACCTAATCCAACTTATTTCATACCATGAATCCTGACATCAATGGACAATTAACGGCAGCGCGTATTTCGCCTCCACGGGCATACATGGCTGGAAACGGAACTCAAACCAGTTCCGGCGTGGACATGCGGGACTTTATCAATAACTGCAAACTCTGTATCACGCATTCGGAGTTTTCAGCCAGCGGCACCACTTCGATTCAATACTCGGTATTGGATTCGGCGGACAATACCACGTTTGCGGCTTCCGCTTATCTGCCCACCGTGGCAGCAAATACTGCCGCAACTGCGGTAATTGAAATTCCGATCGATACGCGGAATTGTAAACGCTACCTCCAAGTGAAGGCAGTTACCACGTCCACCACAGCCACGTTCGATATTGGTGCCGTAATCATCGGCCTCAAGCAACTTTCCTAACAGGGCGTTTGCTTCATAAGAATCCCGTCATCGGAGGAATCCGATGGCGGGTTTTTTATTGCCTATGTAAGCGGCTTATGATACTTCTTGTGAATATATGAGTTCCGATATTCGCAAACAGCACAGGAAGATTCTCAAAAGAGCAAACGCGGCAGTTGCGAGGAAGGATTTGGTGGAAGCAGAGAAGTGTTTTCGGGAGTATCTCCCGTTTGCGCCGGACGACCCGATGGCGCTGTTTAATCTCGGCTCCATCGCTCACCAAAAACTGAAAAAGGAAAAAGCCCCGCAGAAAGCCCACTTGGCGGCGGTTGAGGCGATGGATTTCTATGGAAAAAGCGTGCTTTCGCCGGAAGTGGACATGGAGACGAAGGCAAACGCTTTGAACAATACGGGGCTGATTTTGCAGCAACTCGGTTATCCTGAAAAAGCGAAAATCTCCTTCCATCTGGCGTTGCAGGTTTTTCCAGACCATAAAGCAGCCAAGATAAACTTCGCGGACATCCTGGCCTTCGAGGGGGATTACGACGAAGCAGACAAAC